GTGGGGGTTGATTCGGCATGGCTTCAGCCGCTTTGGGGGTACGGGATTTGGCTTCATCACGCACGACCTTCGCCCCGGCGTAAACAGCATTGCGAAGTCCATTCTTGGCCACACGTGCAGGGAGTTGATTCAAGAGCTTCACCAGCTCGGCGGCCCCCTTGACCTGCATACGCTCAAACTTAGCCATCATCGATGCCTTCAGACGCAAAGAGAGTGACGAGAACGTTTTCTTCATCCTCGTTGATGCCCCCATGGATTTTGAAGATCCGCCCACCGTGCGAGGCCCGGTAATTTGGCAGGTCTCGAAAGTCAGAAAACAGCGCCTGGTAGCGCACAGTGATCTGGTGCGTGATCTCTGCTGAAAGACGTTGCGCAATCACCAAATGCCGAGCTGCGATGGGGGTAATGCTTCCCCAGACGGTTTTGACGGGTACCCAAGTTCGCGTTGGCGCACCCAACCCATCGACTGTCGTTGTGGCACGCTCAAAGGCAAGCCGATGGATGAGCATGCCTGCCGGGACTGCCGTCATACAAGCGCCACCCGGTAAGGATCCAGCAAGCCATCCACAAACGGTAACGGGTCAATCCGCCCGCGCATCAGAATAGACATCTCCTCGCGATGCGCATAAAGACTGCCAACCCTCAGCTTGATCCAACTCTTTATACCTTCGGGCACTGTTGACGCAGCACCGTACCCCGCATCAAAGGTGATCGTCACCGCACCAATCTGCGGCAGAGTGGGAGGCCAGGTCTTGCCAAATACGGGGGTGATTCGCGCCGGCTCGCAAGAGGTATCCACCACATAGTCGACCAAAGGCAGCGTTTGGCTCATGCCGTTCATATCCAGGTACTGGATATTCACGACCGATTGCACCGGACATTTTGCGAGCAGGATTGTCTGGCATGGAAAAGCATCCAGTACGAGCTTCCAGCGCGCAGTGATCATCTGGCGCCCCGTCAACGTCTCTGCTGCCTGACGGGCAGCAGAAATGAGGGAGCCAATGAGCGCATCATCATCGTCAACATCCACCCGTAGGTGAAGCTTGGCCTCGGCCAGAGACACCGGTTCCCCTGTGGGTGGCGTGACGAGTTGCAGGGACACGGATTAGACGACTTGTGCGACAGCCGCTTGGTTGGTGCCTTCAGCCGGTGCAAAACGGGGATCGATCCCCAGCAATTGCGCGGCGGTCTGGGCAGCGGCGCTGGCAACGGTGACTGCAACGCGGACATAAGCAAAGCCGCCGTTGACATCCAGCTCTTCTGAGCGAAGGTTGATCATCGCCTGACGATTCGCGCCATTGGATGCCTGAGCCAGCTGGGTAATTGCTTTGCCGGCGATGTCTTTGGCGCCTGTGCCCGTGGCATCCGTTGCTTGTTGAAGCTTGGCATCCACGGTACTGCCATTGGCCATGGCACCAGTCTCAATCACGGCCAACAGCGTATGGTGAGTATTCAAAGCCACCCAAGCACTGGCTGCGACACCAGCCGCCTGGTTACTTGGATCAATACTGGCAAGGACTGCCAGTCGTTCACTACCTTTTGCGTTGGGAAACATACAAATCTCCTTGAAATGGTGGGCTAGTTAGCGAGCACCGAGTTGAACAAAGGGCGACATCGACGCGCTGCCCTTGGCAGGAGAGATGGGCGCTGCAATCTTGGATTGGCCATCCATGCGGAAGGTGGTCCTAAAGGCCGTCAAATCCGCATCGAAGTACAGATGCATGGAGGTCGCCGTTTGCATCCCACCCGCCTTGGTGATGGTCTGGTAGTAGGAAAGGTCAGCCAGCAACACATCGCCTTGTCCGGAGAAGGTGTTGGCATGTTGAGAAACAAAGACCGGTCGACCCAGGAGACTGCCGTAGGGTGAGATCTGAATCCCACCAACAGACAAGCCGGTGGGCAGATAGATCGGATAGTTACCCAACGTGAGTGTGAAGAGTGCCGGCAGCACATCGTTATTCACAATCCAGACCGCCTTGCCGAAACTTCCTGGTGGCAGACGCGAGATCATCTTGGCGAGATTCTGTGGCAGAAGCGTTTGCGTTGCCTGGTTCTGCTCTTTGGCAACGGTGACGGTTGTGCTGTTGGTCATACAACCGACCGGCACTCCAGTGCCCGAGCCAAAGAGAATCGACTCGTTCGTCTTCCAGCGAATGGAGGTGGCAATTTTTTCAGGCAGGTAAGTGGAGAGTGCGTTGGTGTCGTCCAGCAGCTCGTCCGTGACTGGAACTAGGGCCATCAATTTTTTCAGGCGCAGGGTCGAGAGTCCCAATACTGGTTTGGTGCTGACTGCCGGTGTGGCTTCACCTTGCCAGTAAGCGCGAATGCCGTTGCTGCCCCAAGGTGTCGTTTCATCTTTGGGAAATGCCATCGTGTTGCCGGTGATCTCGACGTTGTCCGTCATAGGCAGCAGAGAATCTTCGCCCAAGGAGAGTTGGAAGATTTCACGCGCAAACTGTGGCGGCACCAGAAAGCCGCCGTCTTGTGCGGAGCCCTCGTTACCAAAGTTGGTCGGAACCGCTGCGCCTCGGCCAGAGCCAATCAAGAGCCGCTCATCAATCGTGCTGCCGGGCTTTTGTGCCTGGCAGACGGTTTTTAAGAATTCGCCCACGCTATGAAAACCATGCGTCGGATTGGCTTCCCGATTGTCCGTCACCGAAATAATGGCTGAGGGAATAATCGGTGTTGACATTGCGACGTGAGCCATTTGAGCTTCCTCGGCAATCAATGCCGCTTCGCGGTCGATGGCGTTCGTTGCTGCCTCGATTTTTGATTTCAAAGAATCGAAGGCAGTGAGTTCTTCGTCGGACATATCGCGCTCTTCAGCAGCGGCAATATCGGTCAGAGTTCGTGCGTCCTTGACTAGATTGGCTTTACGAGCTTGCAGCTCGCGCAATTTATTGCTCATTAGGTCTCTCCATAAATGAAAAAACCACCCGAAGTAGGGTGGCTATTTGGGTGCGACCTATGGGTCGCAGTAGTGGTCGCGCTCAACGGAGCGCATCAATTCAATGACTTGTTTACATCAATGAAACCGCATCACGGGCCCGCTGAAGGCGAGGCGTACGAATAGTCTTGTTGGCCATCGAGTTACGGGCCTGCCTCTGCATGTTGATTAGAACCTGGTCAAAACTCGCAATACCATCGACCATGGATTGTTGTTTGGCAGCTTGTGCTCCCAGGACTCTGCCTTGACCCATGCCAGAGATAACATCAGCTAAGGCGACGTTCCTGCCTTTAGCCACTGCTTTGGTAAAGGCCTGGTAGTAATCATCTACGCGCGATTGCATAAAGGCTTGTGCTTCGGGATCCAGTGGGGAGTAAGGGTTACCCTCGACCTTGTATGGCCCTGCAGCGATGAGCGTTGTTTTGATGCCGGCTTCATCCATGGCCTTACTGAAATCCTGATGTGCTTGCCAAACACCGATACTGCCCACTTCACCACCTGGGGTCACGTAGAACTCGCTAGCAGAAGCGCCGATCCAGTAGGCGGCGGAAGCCGCTAGGCTATTGGCAACAGCGATGATGGGCTTTTGAGATCTTGCCTGAAGTATTTCATCTGCCAACTCAGCCACGCCATAAACACTGCCACCGGGACTATCGATGTCGATCAATATTTGACCAACCGAATTGTCAGTCACAAGTTGTCGAAGTGCGTTTGAGAATTGCTCAGTACTGGTACAGCCCGGTCCGGAAATATTGTCGATCATGTTGCCGCGCTGGGTAATCACTCCATAAAGCGGCAAGACAGCAATCCCGGCATCCGAATGCTCAGCAGCATATTGCTTTCGTGTGGTCCGAAGCACTCGGTCACTATTGATTTGAAACTTCACTGCATCGTCAGGGGGTTGCCCTGCTGACCAGCGGGCCAGAACGCCGGCGATGGCCTGAAGCCGGTCCGGCATCATGGCCCAAGGCGTGCTCAAAAATTCGCCAAGTAAAAGTGAAGCGTTCATGTTGCCATTCCTAATTCAATCAATTGGTTTTTCAATGTTGTTTCGTCCGGGATCGGATCACAGGTTGTGGACCATTGATTAGCAGCGTTGTAGCTAATACCCATGGCCTCAGCAATGAGCGAAATATCGCTCGGGGCAATCGCTCCCTTTTTGTGGATTCTTCGCGCCAAGCGGCGTGCATTCGATTCAACGAGCGCGCCAAACCGCAGTCGGAGATCAGCATCGACTGGATTTAATCCCGATTCGGATTCAGCCTCGGTTTTGGTTTCAGTCGAGGAGTCCGTATCTGAGGAAGAGTTTTCAGATTCAGATTCTTCTGCATCAGATTCCTCAACCATGTTGAGTGGTCGAAGTGGCTGTTCCAGCCCTGCGATTGGATTCAAGTTTTCCGCTGCACGAGCTTCGTTTCGGGTGAGCCAGCCGTTCTGTATGCCACTTTGGTAATAAGCTGAACGGCTTGCTGCATCGCCGCGCATCAAATTTGCAAAATCAAATTCAACTTCCAGATCTTCGTTCTCAAAGATCAAGTCTCTTTCAATCGCAGCTTCCCAGCGCTCTGCCCAAGGCGTCATCGTGTGCATCACGAATTCAAGCGACTGCTGCTCGATATTAGAAAACGTTGCTCGATCCAAGTCGGCAATCATGTGCGGTGGCACTCTGAAGAGGCGGGCAATATCAGTGATCTGAAATTTTCGTAGTTCCAAAAATTGCGCATCTTTGTTGGTGACACCCACCTCGTGGAATTTCATGCCGTTTTCAAGCACCAGCACCTTGCCCCGATTTGAGCCAGACTGCGCTTGTTGATAGGACTCTCTGAATACGCGCTTGGCCTCTGCATCCTTGAAGTTACCCGGGAACTCGATCCAGCCTCCGGTGGGCTTGGCGTCATTGGCAAAAAATCGTGCACCATAGTCCTGAGCAGCTAAGGCCATTCCCAGACTCTCGCGGGCAAGTTCAATCGGACTCATTCCCATCAG